AGAAGCAGGCCTGCTCTAACAGTAGGAAGCAGGGCTCAGGTATGGCATGGAACTGCCGAAAAAACGTCTGGTGGTCTAAAAAAGAAAGACCTCACTCAAAATAAGAAAGGTGCTATTGTTTCTAAGAAGAAGCAAGCGCTTGGTAAAAAGTTGTATAGTAGACCGTCAATCAAAAGAGCCTTCAAAAAAAAACAAACACTTATGAAGTCTGATCCTATTAAATTTCGTGCTGGAAAGGTTAAGAAGACCGCCAAGTCTAAGTCCAAGTCTAAGTCTAAGTCAAAGTCTAAGTCAAAGTCTAAGTCCAAGAAGAAGAAGACTGCTGGAAAGAAGAAGACTGCTGGAAGAAAGAAGTAAAGTCCGGAAAGAGATGTATTAAATATTAAAAAATAAAAATCTTAGAAATTCAATTTTTCCTCAAAAATCATAGCAATTGGCTTGAAAATATCAGTATTTCTTATGACTCCATGGGATTCATAAGTCGTTTTGTTAAATTTATCTCTCAACTGTTGTATCGTAAGATACCCACCATAAACTGTCAATAGTCTCCAATGCGGCGCAGGATTTATCACTATCGATTTTACATTATACATATCCTGGTAAAGTTTGTTTAGAAGCGTATCCGAGTTCTCATAAAGTTTGTTATGCTTGTTTTCCTTAATAAACGCCTTACAACAATTGAAGGAACAAAATACTCCATCTGTTGAATAATAATCATTGTTGTTGATGTTGATCGAGCAAGTTGTATTCGGCATATCTATCTGCGAAAAAACAAACTTGCTCTTGTTGGATTGAATCATACCCGAACGTTGCCTAGTAATATTCTCCTTGATAGTGTAGTAATCTTTACCTACTTCAGAATAATAGTTCTTGACCGCTTTTTTGGATATGTATTGTATAGGGCACCCTATAGGCGTTGTTTCAAAGGCATTATGATCCCAATAACAGCGATACTTCAGACTTTTGACCTCTTCCCCTGATTTATAATCAATCATTGAGATGTGACACTGATACAATCGCTTGGTTTCGTCCAAAAAAGAAATCACATCGTTGTGCTCCTCTGCAAGTTCAGTTAATTTAGTAGAATTCTCAGGAGGCTTCTCATCAACACTAGATATGTTTGATACAATAGTAATCCCATACTTTTGCTCAATCTTCTCCGTGTTGATGTTACGCAAAGTAAAGATATACTTCTTACTCTTACGCTTCTTCTTCACTGTTGTATTTATCATTTCTTTTTTTTTTGAAGTGATAAATAATTTTTTTATGAGATGACATCAGTTAGTCATAATCGTCATATTCGTCTTCATCAGACTCGTCTTCACATTTCTCAATTTTTTTCTTATCATCGTCACTTAATTTGTTTTTTTTCTCCTGCTTAATTTTTTCTAAATCAGTCTTTTTTTGTTTCAAATCTTCTAATTTTGTCTTATTCATATTATTTTGATCAACTGTCAAAGCATTTGTAAGTTTCACTTTTAACTCCTTTAATATTTGCTGTTTTTTACTACTACTAGGCTTAAACATTCTTGAAAGTTCTACTTCTATACTTTTTATTTGTCTATTCAACTCTTCTTGGTATGTTACCGCATCGCCTTCAGTATAATTTTCTTTGATAATTCCAACTAATCGATCAATTTCATCTGAATACTTCTGAATGTCCCTTTGTATAGAACAAATTTCTTTTATGGGATCTACTTTTACTACCTCGTCGTTGTCTAATCCTGACTCTTCTCTTCTTTTGCCTATGGTTTCTACTATATGTTCTCTTGCTCTCTCCTGTGGATTTTTATACCCTGCAATAAATTTATCTACAATAGACTTATGTATCATTTTTTCTTTCATTAATTGTTTAACTACATCTTTATCCTTTTTTTCATCAAGTAATTTTGTAAATGATTCAAACTGCTCGTCTGTTAGCGGTTGTGGTTGTGGTGCTTCTACCGCTGCTGATGCTGATGTTTTCCCTTTGTTTGATGGATTTCCCTTTCGATTTCGAATAGCATCCATCAATGCTGAGTCTGATGCTGGTGGTGGTGGTGTTGTTGCTGGTGCTGAGTCTGATGCTGATGCTGCTGTTGGTGCTGCTGCCGGTGCTGGTGGTGCTGGTGGTGCTGCTTCTGATGCTGCTGTTGGTGCTGCTGCTGCCGGTGCTGGTGGTGCTGAGTCTGATGCTGCTGTTGGTGCTGTATTAATGTCCTTGACTAAATTTCCATAAAAGTCTGAATACAATATATAGAAATCTTTTAATTGATTTGTTAATTCATAATCTGGGTTAATTTGAAATAGTTCCGTAAAGGTATTATCAGAATTCTTTTTAAATTGAATATTATTAATACTCTTCGTAGAATCAGTTGGATCAAGGAATGGATAATAACCTGCTGGAGATACTATATACACTTTTGCATCTTCATATTCTCTTTCAAATACATTAGTACGTGAGGTCGATTTCCACAAATTTGGTGCTGTTGTTGCTGGTGCTGTTGCTGTTGCTGTTGCTGTTGGTGGTTCTGTTGCTGTTGCTGTTGCTGTTGCTGTTGCTGTTGGTGGTTCTGTTGCTGTTGGTGTTGCTGTTGGTGGTTCCCACGAAGTTTCCCTTGAAGTTATATTATAATAATAATACATTTTTTTGTCAGGATCAGTTGATTTGACAACGTTCCATCCAGGAAAAATGTCATCAATTGTATGTTCTGTGAGTTTTTCCTCATCAAATAATTTTAGATCCTTCGCCTTTACATCTCCAAAAGGAGAATAACCAGGTGGAACTCTTATCTGTACTTCACTTACAGAAGTTGTAAACACATCATAACCATCTTCTGTCCCTAATTTTACCCATCTTTCTGGCGGTGGGGGTAATATCGTTAATATATCACCTTTTGTTACATGTTTATACCGGATAAAACCATCTGAATCTAAAACTATTATATTTTCATCTGAATCTGTATAAAATTCATATTCACCAAAATATATTCTAAATAAGCTAACGATGTCTTTTTCATCAGGTGAATCTTTTCCACTTGATAACAATGTTTCCCAAATTTTTATATCAACAAAATTGACACCATCATCGAATTCCTTACAATAAGGTATGTAACCTTTTGGAGCATTAATTTGAATATCTTTGTCTTTTTCTTTCAAGAATCGACTTTCATAAACTTTTGCTGAAAAAATATTAGTTGTCCCTTTTTTTAGAAAAATATTTTGCAGTACTGGTGCTATCGTTGCTATAACAATAGTGTACTTATTAAAGGGAATTTCTATAGAAACTCCTGATGGTCTTCCTGCAGGCGGAGGCGGAATCCAGTCGACAATAATAAAATAATTATTCAAAGAGATCTCTATATTGACTGGTGGTTTCCATGAAGTTGTAGTTGTATTATAATAATAAAATGTATTTGTAGTACTGTCAAAAGCAATACCATACCCCTCAAAAATGTCTTCAACTTTTTTCAAATCTTTTGTAGAAATATTCTTGAACTTTACTGTATAATCCTCTCCTCCGTAAGGTTCATAACCAGGAGGCATTTCTATCTTCCATCCACCATTCGATTCCCACTTATTACTACCCATATCCATCCATACTACATCAGTTTTTTCATAAACAAAAATAGTATAAAGATTAAGAGGAACAATGATATCTGATGTAACACTTACAGATGAAGTTGTAGAAGAAGGAACTGTGATGGGCGAAGAAGAACTGGATACAGGAACTGAAATTGGAACTGAAATTGGAGTGCTAAAATAAATAATCTCATCAATATCATCTTCACTCTCTGGTTCTTCATACAATTCCATTTCTCTCATTATTTCCTCCTCTTCTCTTTCCTCTTCTTCTTTTCTCTCCTCTTCTTCTTTTTCTATCATTAGTTGTTGAATTAATTTATTTCGTAAGTCATTGTCCGGGTCTTGATTCTTTAATTTTTGTATTAATTCATCTCGTAATTTTTTCTCTTTCAACCGCCGTCGCGACCGTTTCAATCTTTCCATAGAATTTTATTATATGAAAAGAATATTATTAGTTTTTGAAAGAAATACTTGTTTCATAAGTTTCAAGTGCAGCAACAACTGTGCCTTGCATTTGATATGAATTCTTATCTTTTTTTGCTGTATGAAACAAAACGATTGATAATGGTAAATCAGCACAGGAATAGGATGATGTTGCATTAGTTACCGCTACTTTTGTAATATTTTTTCTCAAAGGTGTGTCATTTGATGGGATGTAAGAATGCACTTTACAATTAAGATTTTCAGTTAACGTTCTTGTTTGTAGATTGATCCAATGCAAATTCTCTAAAGTTTGCTCAAAAGATACAGGATGTAAGTCTTTGTCTGTAAAAACTATGACATATCGATGTTCTTTTGATAGCAGACCATATATCTTACAAGCCCACATTGAATAATTCTCCTGATCTTTGATTTTTGTCATCACAGGGTTCTTGAAATACTTTACAAAATAAGGATAAATCTCATAGGGGTTATATCCACCATCAATTAATTCTCCATAATCCATTTTTTATAAGCATCTACTGCTCTTTTAAATTTGGAACAGTGACTACGGTATGACTTATGTCTACAAGCGAGTGATTGATGTGTTGTAAGGAATCTTCCTGGCTTTCTTTTTTTTCTTCTTCATCTTCGACTCTTGATTTTCTGAATAGTGGTTCTGCCTCAAGTTCAATAGTAGAGGGAGGATTTTGTTGTTGGGATACTGTATGTTGTTCTACGATGGGTACGATGTCTAAGTCAAGTTTTTTTAGTAATACATTCAATTCTTGTCCTTGCTTTTTATTTTCTAAGTAAGCAAAAGAAGCAAACTGTAACGTTGCTAAACTTAATGTAGAGATTGTCCCTGCAAAAAAACTCAAGGTTTCATCTTTATAATACCCTGAAGAAAAACTAATAATTCCACCAACAGCCACCAAAACTTTAGAGACAGTCTCAAATATTTGTGCTGTTTTCTTCCAGCATTTTTTTCCTCTAATTTTTGACTCAATATCATGAATGTAATACGGCTCGATAAGTTCCTGGACGATTTGTAGTTTAATCGCATCCCTTATTTTAAAATCTGTAGTCATTTTTTTTATAGTGTCTTATCAAAAGTTTAAATCTCTACGCATTACTGTTTTTCGTCTACCATTTTCAGCGCTACGTTTAGCCCTTTTAAAGAGATCAATGATGTAATCTTCTGTATGTTTCTGTATAGATAATTTAACATCTTCGGAAAACTTCATATCGCTCTTATAATTTTGCACGATTTCTTGTACGAGTCTGAAAAAACATGTTTTTTGCAAAGATAAAGGATTACCGCGTCCATCCTCACTACTACAGTCTCCATCCTCACCTCTACAGTCTCCATCCTCATCGACACCAGTATTTACAATTTGATTGAAATCATTAATAGAAAATGGTTTTTTGTTCTGTGTGGTCTGCATATAAGTAATTGCCTTTTTCAAAAATCTTTCCAGAAAAGCCTTAATTTTTCCCCTAATTTCTTCATACACAACATCAATGCCATATTCATTTTTACCACTACTTAACTTCTCTATTCCCGCCCTATATGCTAAATCTCTTATATTAGCAGTTTTAATTCCTCGAATACTATCTGTTAAAGGATGCTTTCTAACGCTTCTTGGCATTTGTTTTTATTACTATCAAAAGAAAAAAAAAATTAAAGTTTAATGACTTCATCGAAATCTCCTTCTGAAGACACTTGATGTAATATTGAGATGACTGGAATGTTATTAAAATGTCTTTTGATTGAAGTAAAGACAACATCAGCAATATCCTCATCCAACGATGATAAAGTCTCGTCTAGCAACAAAAGAGGTGTGTTGAAGATTTTTGCTAATGCTAAAGTAAACGCCAAGTTAACACGAGCGTATTCACCTCCAGATAAAGCAACCAATGACGTCTCCATATGTTTATACTTTATATCCAAATAGATCTGAGGCTTGTCGTTCTTTTTCTTATCCTCCTTAAAACATGATAAATTAGCAAATATTGGGTCTTCAAAGAACTCTTGTAGAAAAATATTGGCTGTAGCATTGATATCTTTCACAGTATTTGAAAGAGCAATGTGTTCGCTTTCAAGGAGATCTTGTTTTACCATTTTTGCCTTTGTATGTTTGTTACTTTCCTCACGTTCTTGTTCCTCTAACTCAGATATCATTTCTGTTTGCTTATTGTAAAGTTCCAAGGATTTTTTATAGTTCAAGTAATTATCAATCTCCTTTAGACACAGAGTATGAGCCGCTAATTCACCTTCAATGATTTCTTTTTTTTCTTTGAGATTTTGAAGTTCGATCAACAAGTCATTTTCATTCGCCATAACAGGGTATTTTTCCTTGTAATTTGTTTGATATGTCTCAATTTGGGTCATTAAATGTTTCTTCAGTTTCTCTTGTGTTTTGATACTGCTTGATAAACCCTCAAGTTTGTTTCTTTTAAAGTTTTCTTTCTCAATAAAGTCTCTGAGTTCGTCCTCGTTTCCTTCTTTTCCTTCTTCTTCTTCTTCTTTGTCGTCATCGTCAAAAGCATGATACTTCTTTTGTAAAGTATTAATTTTTTCACATAGAGAGGAAAAATCTCTTGAGTAAGAGTTATAGGATGATGATAAAATACCTTTCTCGAGTCGTTGCTGGTAATCTTTCATCTTGTTCTCAAGGCTTATCTGCGATTTATAGTAGGCTTGTATGTCAGAAAGGTCAGAAGATAACTCGGCTTCATTTAACTCTTCTTCATATTGATCCTTGATAGTAGTAATCTCATCTTCAATTTTCTTATTTCTCTTGACCGAATCCTGATAAGAAAAAATATCTAACTCTAAACTTTTTACTTTCTTTGTAAGTTGATCTCTTCGGCGCTTCCAAGCCACTTCATCATCCTCTTCTTCTTTCTTTTTTGCAGTAAAAGAAGTTGTTAGAACAAGAGCACCGTCTTCAAGTAGTAAGTTCTTGTCACAGGAAGGACAGACCAAAATCTTAAGACTTTGAATTTGTTGGTTCGTCTTCTCCAAGGCATCACAAGCCTCCTTCTTGTCTTTTTCCAAAAGTTCAATATCTTTAAGGATATTCAATCCTTTCTTTAATGTTTTGATGCGATTGATGTCCTTCAGCGCGTCTTCGTTGTTTTCTATAATAGAAAGAGCATCTTCTTTTGAATATTCTTGCCACAAAGAATTCTTCAGACCATCAATAGTTTTCTGTATGTCACTGACTTCAGTTTGTTTCATATTCTTTAATCGCAATTCATCTTCTTCTTTTTGATGCATCAATCTTAGTAACGTCGTGTTTGCCTTCAGAATCTCAAGTTTTTTTTGTTTCATTTGAAGTTCAGTATCTCCAATAAAATCATACTGAGAGGCTTCCAAAGACATATCTTCGATTTGCTTGCAGATTTGAGATAAGTTTTCATCTTTACCGTTGAGATATGTTTGGGCTACCCTCAGATCTTGTAGTTCTGCCTCAATAGCATGGATTTTATTTGTGGCTTTCTTCAAGCGAGTTTCTGCATTTTTCAAATTGGTATTCTCATTTTTGATCGCTAATTCTTTGTTTTTTACTTTAGGTATAGGAAAGACAACAGGAGTAGGTTCAGGAGGAAGCATCTTTCTGGCGATTTCTATCTTTCCTATGGTTTTATCCAAGTCTTGACGAGTGCTTTTGATAATACTTTCAAGTTTTTCTTTCTTTTCAGATAAATTTTCGTTTTCAAACTTCACAGACTCTAAAAAGTCTCTTTTTGTATTGGGATTCTTTGAAATAAAAGAATCTGAAGCATTTTGCGAGATGTATCCTGTGACATCAAAGTTTTTTCCAAAGAAATTATTGATAATCTGTTGACCTATGTCATCTTCATAGGCATCGTTAACAACAAGACGACTGGGGTTCCTCGTCCGCACAATCTTTAGATCCTTGAAAACAAACTCAACCTTACATTTCGTCTCTCCGTAGTGGATAATGTTTTTTCCACCTTTGTTGTAAAGCGCAAAGTCAATACCCATCAGAATTGAACTTTTGCCTTTTCCTGATGGTCCAGAGATAAGAACAGAACCAACATCAAGAAACTCAAAAGTAGTAGATTGTTTGTAACAACGGAAGTTCGTCAAAGTAATTTTCATTTTTGTTTTGTAGAAATGAAAATTTTTTATTCAAAGAAGTATACAACAATAATAACAGCAAGGTGTAGGAGGTTGAATTTTTTTCCGCAGGTCGGAGTTCACCTGAACGAGATTTCTGAATTCGTTCCGAAGTGCAATAAGTTCATCTTTTTGATTGATTTCTTTGACTTCATCAGAGATACTATCAGAAATACTACTATTACTACTACTATTCAAAAGCAAACCACTGTTTTTCTTTGTATTATAACAAAGTTCTTCAAGATATTTATTTCTTTCCTTCAAGGCTTTGTATTCTTCTTGATCGCACATTATATATTTTATTTTTGTATCACCCATTATCTGTATTTAAATGAGACCATAGAAGTTCTTCATCGTCAATGTAGGGAGATGTAATGAGAAGTTCGTCAAAGGTTGTGCTGAGCCATTCTAGGTATTGTTGTGGGGAGATACGATCTGATTTATATAGAAGTAGTTGTCGATGAATGTTTTTTTCTAAAGAAGTGTATCTTAAGGCAGCAAGATTATGTGATGTGCTTAGTTCTTCAATTTTATTATATTTAACATAGGAAAAGATGATACCTGATATAAAAGTTAGTAGCGTTGTTGTTACAGTAAGTATAAATGATTCTTCAGGAAAGATCAATAGACCTATTCCTGATACAGTTGTTGCTAAAGGGCTCATGAAGACAGCCATACCTACACATCGATTATATAAAGTTCGGAAGTATAGCGCTTTTTCACCATGAATTTTCTTATATTGCTTCGATTGGTCTTCAATATCTTTGACGACTTCTTCTATTCTTTGATTCCAAAGGTGAGGTCGTGGGGACTTATGATTCATTCTATTTATTATCAATCAATATTTTTTATTCAAACACAAACACAGTTTAAAAAAAACAAATCTCAAGATATTTATATATTTACACCACTTAAAAGAGATAAATATAAGGTTTAAATAAAAATGATTGATGTTGATATTTTGGAGATTGATTTAAAGATAATAAAGAATTTCGAGGAACATCGAATGAATATTAGTGTATATGAAGATAAAAAGAAGGATTTAGAGCAATGTTTGATGTTAGAGTCTATAACACAAAGAACAAGGAATAGTTTAATAGAAAGTTTAAAAAACTTAGAAGATTTTTTAGTTGATTTGCGAACGAACCGTACACTTAACTTTTATACTATAGAAAGTGCAGAAATTTTAGAGAAATACAGAAACATCTTGAAGGAACCTTTAAAAGTTAATTTTATGGGAAAGGCAGTCAAAAGTAATAAAGAAAAAAAGAAGTTGATTTTTGAGTATTTAGATATCGCCTCTCGATACTTTGATATAAAGTTAGATACTGCTGGTAGTAGCCCTGAGCCCCCACCACCTCATCACCATCATCATAAAAAAGAAAAGATTTCTTGTAACAATTGTAATAATACAAAGGATTTTGAAGTTGAAGAGGGAGATATTTACATTTGTTTGAACTGCTCCTCACAACAATTCGTCATGAGAAACACAACGTCTTACAAGGACATTAATCGTATCAACATCTCATCAAAATACATGTATGACAGGAAAATTCACTTCAGAGATTGTATCAATCAATATCAAGGGAAGCAAAACAGCAATATATCTCAGAAAGTTTATGATGACCTTATACAACAGTTTGAATCCCATCATTTAATTGAACCAGAAAGTAAGCATAAAAACTCCAAAGAACGCTTCAAGAACATCACCAAGGAACATGTCAGTATGTTTTTGAAAGAACTCTCCTATACGAAACATTACGAGAACGTTAACTTAATTCATTATAATTTGACAGGTATTAAACCTGATGATATTGGATATCTTGAAGATAAATTACTGGATGACTTTGATGTAATAACAGAGGCATATGATCGACTTTTCAAGCACTTAGATCGTAAGAATTTTATCAATACACAATACATTTTGTATCAATTGCTCCTACGACATAAGCATACCTGTAAGAAAGAAGACTTCTCGATGCTAAAAACAATAGATCGGAAGAACTTCCACGACGAAATCTGCAAAGTTCTCTTTGAAGAAATCAAGTTTTCTTTTTTACCTTTGTATTAAATTATTTTCATTTTTTTGTTTTGAAAAATGAAAAATGAAAAACGAAAACGAAAGAGTTAGAAACCTTTCATGATGTAAGATAGAACATAGTAAGGAGGCATGTTGTTGTGAGGCAGTCCTCCTCCTGTGTTATCAATACTCAAATTTGTTGTGTTGACTAAGTCCAATTCACCACCAGAAGAATCAGATGTTGTTAATGTATTAGTTCCTGTTCGCTGAGCAAGACCAACAGAAGGAGCATTACTATTTGATGTGTGTGAATGAGATGGTATTTCATTTACAGATAAAGTATGATTTTGTGCTCCACCAGTAGCCCCCACAGTAGTATTCGCAAAATCCAAAGGACCTTGTCCGTAAGACAAAACAAACCTTCCACTCAAGTTTGGTGCAGTTACAGAGGTTCCATTGATAGTTTCCGTACGACCATCACAGAGAAGCCATCCAGAAGGAATACTTGCAACACTTCCTGAATACATTGTTACGGAAAATTTGGGAAGTAAAGTATAGCCATACTGTGTAATATTTCCGTTGACTCGAAGATTATCATCAATCAACGTCGCACCATTAACTGTTAATGTGCCGTTAATTTGAGCGTTATCTTCAATCTTTGCATTGTCATCAACAAGTAGATCGCGTGTTCTTACACCATCAGAAACGATTGTTGAAACTTCAAGTCTTGGTTTCCTTATTCCAAAGAAATTTTCATTACCTCGCATTTTTTTTATTAAACACAATAAAAAAAACAAAAACTATTGAAATTACTCTCTATAAACTATGAATAGATTATTATCTACAGAATTTTGTGGATTTTCAAGTTTTACATACTGATATCTTTTCCCCTCAAGAGAAGCATAATCAATGAGACTGTAGTCGTATTGACTATTGATAATATCTTCTATTATGTATATTCCAGTATCTTTCAACGTTGGGAGTAAATGTTTCATCAATTTACAATTTTCATAGAAGATGTGTAAACCATCATCAATGATGATATCGAATTTGATGTCTTTCAAAGTAGTATTCAAAGCATGGTGTATAGAATTCACATTTGTCATATCCATAAAAAAAGGAACTGTATTTGGCGTTTGACGTAAAAATCGAAATGTCTCAGTATCAATGTCGCAACAGTAAATTTTTGCCTGAGGAAAGTATTCTCGCCAACCTCGAATGCTTGAACCTGGAATATATCCTCTCCCACACTCCATATTACTTGGAATAGAGGGGTTGATTGATCCAATTCCTATTTCAAGAATATTTAATGGGAGGTGTCTTTTGCTTTCAAAGAGTCGTGAATAAAGTCTTGTATAATTATGATGTCCTGAACCTTTATCGGATCCATGACGGTTCATAATTTCACATAAGGGTGTCAAACCATTTGAAATAATAGAAGATAGGTTAGAAGAAGATAAAGATAGCATTATTTTTTTTTATTATGTTATGTCAATCTTTAAAACTTAGTAACGGGGAAGGGGATAAGGTTGTGTTAATATTTGCTTTGAAGTTGTATATTCTTTATACTTTCTATATAGAACAATTACTATTATAATTAATACAACAGTTCCAACTGCTATTCCGATGTTAGTCCAAGTAGGATCTTCCTGTTCTGCAGCGGGTTCGGGATCAGCAGTAGGAGGCGGGGGAGTTGGAGGCGGAGGAGTTGGAGGCGG